GCAGCTCGTGTACCAGGACAAGCTACAAGGTCCAACCCTCGGGGGGGTCGTCGCCAGGCACCTGGTTAGCCCTTACGGGCAACCACGCTTGTCGTTGTAATTCCCTGACTTCACAGATGAAACGGCTTATCCTAGACAAGCTAGCACATTCATCGCATACATGCTCGTACGGCACAATGTACACTGGGGAATCCTCAGTTTTCAAATTTTCCTTTGTCTTCAACTCCCATCCCTGGGCAAGGACTCTGAGGGTAACCTCTGGGGATGGTTTCTTTCTCTTGAGAGCAGCACGCAACGAAACGGTGCCCCCCTCCGTGATATTAGGCCGAGTACACTTTACAGGTGTGTACCCTTCTTCACGGAGCCTGCAGACCCTGGCGTCTATGAGAACAATCTCTTCCTCGCGTGATAAATCGTAACCTACAGGCTTGGTTACTACGGGGAAGGGATTGGTGGATTCGGCGCCACTGGTTGGCACGGAGCATAATGCTCGTCGGATCTCTTTGTCTCTTACAAGCGCGTTAAACCTGCGATAACAAAGGGGACTTTGTATCTTGCTGCTGGCTCTCGCCAACAGGTTCTTGTGCCTCCTCACAAGATACATGAATCCTTCGGTGGTAACGGATGATCGGTCGGCAAATCCGATGACATCCTCCACATCACGCCCCATGAACAGGGCTCCACAATTAATTTTCTTTTGTTCTATGCCGTCATCGAAGAGAGTGGAGTTTATTTCCCCCTTCTTGGCATGCACCATTGTCTTATCGTCGTTCACGATAAGACCCACTCGCTCGCCGTGGGCAACTATACGCGGCATCAGGCCCGGGACTGACAAATCCCGGAGTAACAAATCATCGCCGTTGATGAGACAACGATGAAGGCGCCACTCCTCAGCACCAATTTTCCCTTCGATCAGGAGATCGTTATGGGCTAGGTCAACAACCGTCTTATTTATAAGACATAGCAATGGGAAGCTCATCAGACTCCCCATAGGCTGCCCCCTAGTAACCTGCACTCCGTCGACGCGCAAGCTACCGAGTACACGAAGTGCTGCCACCTCGTCCTCATTCAACCCTTCTCCTTTGTCAATAAGTACCTCGACGGCGGCTCGCGTATACGCGGACTTAATCATGTCAGTAGCGGATGAATAATCCACACTGATATACGCGCCACCGTTTAACGAGGAGACTTGCTCATGGGTCGGGCTACCCACAAGAAGCC